TTATTGGGAATCTGGTTGACCCAGTTGTTCCAAAGCCCGAATTGGTCTGGATGTTTCAAATGTTGAAAACGCAAATCCCATGGAAGCTGGTAACGCCCTTTTTTGAAGCGTTTAGAAATAGCGGGCGTGACAATATTGTCACGTTTTTCGAAGAATTTTACAATCGTCAAAGTACAAGAGACCAGGTTCTAGAAATGAATACTCTTCTCAGAAAGAGAGCGATAGAGGGCTCAAAAGCGGAAAAAAATACCTGGGTAGGCAGTTTAGACGAATGGGTTATCAAAGCTCGCAAAAAGTACGAGCAAATACCTGTTTTCAAAACACCAAACCTTGAAAACCCGCGCGAAAGAGTAATTCCAATGTTTGGCTCTGGGGATATTATGTCAAAATGTGAACGAGAATACCGCCGAGCCCCTTGGATGACCGCGTTCACAACTGACACCGTTCGCGGTTTCGTAGTTAAAAATGTACCACTGCTGGAAAAATATATTTCTTCTGAATATGAAGATGGGTGGTTTAATGTTGGAAAAACATGGTATAAGGATGCATGTGATGGGAAACGCAGGTTTGTCGAAGGGGGTGTTGGGTATAAAACCGTAACTGGGAAAATTATCGTCGAAACCATTGAAATGTTCAACGCGTCAATTCGTGAATTGAAAAAAGATATAGACAGTAAATTTCAAATCGTTACGCCACGCAGCTTTTCAGTTGCAAAAGAAATGCTGGAACAGAATAGAATTCTCCCAAAGTCGTCAATTCAGGGTATCTTGGCGTCTATAAATCCAACTACAAATCACGATATGGCTAGAGGATTGTCCAAAATACTGGTATATCTTCAGCCGTTGATCCAAGGAGGCCGCCAAATTCACCATTTTAGAATTAAAAACTCATACTACAACCCCGAAGACATAATCAACCTCGACAGATATACTGTTCTTCCAGAAATCTACAAGAATCCAAACAGTAATCACGACGAAGCTGAAAATATTATTAAGCGAAAACGAGCCATCATAGAGAACGAATTTTATAATACCCTCTCTAAACCGTTCGATCCATTTGTTAGAAAGAATGTAGTCGCGAAACAAAATATCTTCAAATATCTTCAGACAGATGCGCGAGACAGTTGTCCTTCAGGAATAGATGATGTTATTTATTACAATGAAGATGGTAAAATTTACTGTTTTGACCGAGTTGAAATAATCGATAAAGAAATAAATCCCTTTACAGGCAAAAAATTCAGACAAGATTTTTTTAACGAATTGAATAAAATAAAAGACGTATTTTATGAGGCATCTGAGATTCAACCCGATGAACCAGTAAATATTCCTGTTGTTAAACCCCCTATCGAACTAGCCCCAGGTCTTTTTCAGAAATTACGCGCAATGTTGCAAATAATTCACTGCAATCAATGTGATCGAGAAATTCACTCTCCTCAATACAAAACTGTGCAAGGAACTGAACGTTTATATTTCTGCTCTCGACAATGTTTCGAAGATTTTATATTTGGTTGAGGCCTCATATTCCTGGTTCTTTCATCTGCCTTTCTCCAGCTACATGGTTTGTCGATAGATCGTTAATTGGCCCAAGAAGGTTTGTCCCAGTAGATTTGAAAATCATTCTGCTTACGACAAAAAGAACAATATTCATTGTAAGCATCATAAATAGGCGAATCTCGGGAGACCACTTACTTTGACCAGTGGGGATATAGCTTTTTTCGGCTATTTCGACAAGCAATTGATCATAGGTGTTCATTGACATAATTTGTTGCTGTGCAAATCCCTCCATGTCAAATTTCATTTTCCCTAGCACAACTTCACAGCCCATCACGAAAATAATCATATATCTCTTCCAATTATCGACGGATGAGTCCAATGACAGTTTCTTGGTAAGAAGTTCGTATTTTTGGCCCATTATTTTTGGATCGGAATACATGGTAAATTCAGGTATATGCGCATTAGGGTGCATCCTTCTCAGAACCTCATATTTGAAATAAACTGCATTTCTTTCTTTTTGAACCTCTTCACTTTCGTCATCGGCATATCGATAATCTCTGTTTATTTTTATTTTTCGTTTTTGTTGCAACTCCTCTAGAGTTGGAGGGAACTGCGGAGACTCGTCGTTTGAACTTTTATCGTCACCTATCAAATTATTCAACTGTGAATCGATGACCGTTTGTTCCGGTTGGTCGTCTATAGAATTTTTTACATCGCCGTCGTTTACACCAGCAGCACTTTCAGATGTCTCTTGCTGCACCACATTCTCTTGTTCCACCACGTCGTTTCGAGGTTCGTCGGGTGTGTGTGTTGGTGGTATATATTGTTTGTTTAAAAACTCTTTTTTAACTTTTGCTTTGTTTTCAATCATTTCAAGATAAAGGATTGGCATACGAGAAAATTTCTTTGACGGGTATACCGTTTCATATGTCTCGAGAGGGATTTTTTTAATAACGACTTCACTCATTTTTAGATTCGTTTAAGATTTATGTAACTCGATTATCTGGAAAAAGCATCGCCACTCGGCCATGTCTAGATATAAACGTCTATCGATCTATCTAACTCCTGGTTCGGGTTTAGACAGATAGTTTTCAAAGCCGCCTTTCGATGCGCGTTGTGGGAGTCTATGGTAGTTGGGGTGATTTAAACTCAACGGATTGTATCCAGACATCGATGCGGCCGCAAAATTTGTGACAGCAGATGCAGTAGGTAGGAGATTCTTAGTTAATTCGTCCATTATTTTTTGAAAGAAAATAATTTTGAGATCTATTGGGTGGTAATAAATCATTTTATGAGATTCAATCTCATAAAAAATTTTGATTTATTGACTTAAGAGAACACCTGTAATTTAAAATGGCGTTGTTAAATAATATTTGTTATCAACAAATCAAGGATACGTTCTACTTTGGGATATTTGGTGAGTTTCAATTGGTGGTTGACAAGTCTACAGGATGTTTTAATGCTACGAAGTTATGCAATTTAGGTGGGAAGAAATTTATTCACTGGAAATGTTTAGAAAGATCAAGAAAAATAATGGATTATTTGAAAAGTTGCCATCGTGATCACGATGGCAACTTTTACGAAGTGAGGGAAAGTAACAATGACAAAGTTACAAAACATATCACAGGTCAATATGTTCAAAAAGAACTCATCCTTGACATTGCATCTTGGATCTCTCCCGAATTCTATTTCAAGTGCAACGAGATAGTTATGAATTACTTTGTGAGCGAATATAAGAACATGAGCAGTGACGAACGAGATGCAAAGATCAAGGAACTTGAATTGAAGATGCAAAATTTAGAAGTTGAAAAGGATGAGATGGATGAGAGTATTCAAGAAAAGTCAGACAAAATCAAAGACCTATTTGATCTGGTAGAGGAACAGAATAGAAAAATGGATCAAGAACGGGAAGAGCGAAGAATAAAAGAAAAGCAGATGGAAGACCAAAATAAACGTTTAGAGGAACAACGTGCAGAAGACCGAAAGATGCTTCAAAAACTCGGCATCACTCTCGACGATATGGCCCAGCAGAATGACGACCTTATCGACAGAAACGACATCCTCATCGAAAAAGTCGACACTGTTCAAAAGAAACTCAACATTGCTGTAGAAGACAGAGCCCCTCAACCTGAACAGACCGGCAAAAGGGAACGCTTCATCTTGCTAAAGCGAAACGACGAGGACTATCCCTACTATGCAATCAGAGCTCAACACTCTAGTGCCCTAACATCACTGAGAAAACAGAGACAGGTTTATAAGAGTGTGGACATTTTGCTGGATTTGAACTGTCATCCGAATTCCAAGACGCTCTATGTCAGAATAAAGAATGAGTTGAAGCAACAAGGTGTTGTGTTTAAGCTGTGCAAAATAAGTATTGAGAATTCTGAAGTTGATGAAGAAAAGTTGATCAAGGTGATGAAGGGTGTGAACGAGGAGAAGAGGAATGTTTAAAAGTGTTGTTTTATGAGAGAAGCTCTCATAAAAATTCGAATAATTCCTATCGAACTCTGACAAGATTCTTTAATTGGTAATCTGAAGCAGGCTCTGGCTTAGATGGATAGCTTTCAAAACCCCCTTTCGATGCACGTTGTGGGAGTCTGTGGTAGTTGGGGTGATTTAAACTCAGCGGATTGTATCCAGACATCGATGCTGCTGCAAAGTTCGTGACGGCAGATGCTTTAGGGTGATTTGGCGTCAATTGGTATTCGATTTCGGTGGGCGATTCTTTGATCATGTGGGGATTTGTGAAGCCAGATGTTGCGGATCGTGTGGGGGCCAATAACACGGGTTTTTGGATATTTCGTTGTTCAACGTCAATATTTGTTGCTTGACAAGACATTGCCGCTTTCACCTCTCCGGGATTTAAAGGATCTCGAATCAACGTAGACTTCACGTCTGGCGCGTTCAAATTTGGGTACGCGGCAATTGTACGGTTTGAAATACATGCCATATTTAGCATTTCGTTTTTCACCTCTTTTGTATTCTCAACAGTCCCACAGTTCTTAATCCTCATTGTAAATATTGGGATGTATGGTTGCGTGCTCATGTTTGTCCAAATTCGCGGCATTCTCGAAAGAGGCACCAAATCTTCTTGCCTGAAAACTGGCGGCCTGAAAGCCCCATCTCTGGCTACTCTGTACGGGAGGAAAGCATTCCCTCTACTTGAGGTATTTGAAGCAGTCTGCCCTTCTCCGTAGCTCACCGAAACCATGGGGTTTTGTCCGCGGGGATAATAATTTATAGCTTCACAAAAACGGTCACCGCTGTCATCGATTAAACTTGTTATTGCTGGCGTTTCTCCAACCTTATCAATTTTTCTTGTGTGGACCGATCGAGGAGGATCTCGAACTATATTTGAACTCGTGTTCCACGAATTCACAGACGGAAGTGTCACTTTACCATAATTAACAATACCTGAGTAACTAAAAGCCATTTTAAGTTTCTTGAGAAAATAATTGCAACTATAAATCAAAGTTTGATCTAATAAGTTACATAGTGAGAACAATCAGGCCAGAAATCACAAGAGATGTCATGACATTTTTGTCATAAAATTTGAGTGAGCTTCTGGATGATTCAGAATATGGTTCAATCGTCGTCTTCAATTTGTCTTGTTTTCGCAAAATTAATATAGTCTTCAGAACCAAATTGAAAATCTGGCACTTGCTGGGCTTTAAAATAGAAAACACAGTCTGTCCAAACATTGCTTTGCTCACGATTATTGATATAAATACATGTGAAATCGCTAGTTAATTCGTCCATTATTTTTCCAAAGAGGTTTTTAGGGATAATACTTGCAAAATTCTTCCATATTTTTTCTCTGTTTTCATGATTCGGTTCTCTGAAAATAAAAACACCATCTATATTTGTTCTAATAGCCGGGTTGAAATCAAAAACATATTGGCTTGCAAAAATTGAAAACATGTTCCAATGTCGAGAATTTTTAGCCAACCCAACCCATAGTGGGTCGTTAAATTTTTTTACGTCGTCCATACAATCGTCCATTACTAAAACTGCCCACGCGTCTGATAAATATTTCATGGCGACTTTTTGCCTGTTTATAAAGTTCTCAACAATATCATTTCTCAAACTATTGTAGATAAAAAGTTCTGGGAATATTTTTGAATAAAAACGGTTACTGTCTTCCGAACCCGATATAGCCATTCCCACTCGGAACAAATGTTTTTTTGCGAACAAAAGATGTTTTATCAATACTGATTTTCCAGAACCAGATTTTCCAATTATAGCAATTTTTGCGCCTCCTGACGTTGTTTTCATACTCTCATAATTGGGTCGGATTGAATCAATGTCGAGTTCCTTAATCTCGATTTGTTTGGGATCTTTATATGACATTTTTCATAGATCATTCGTCTATAACTCTTTTCCGTTTTATCAAAAAATCACCGTTCTCTCGTCCAATTACGGAGGGTTCACATTGGTGATTGAAATGATACGAAGTTGCCTCGTCTTCCTCGTCTAGCGACTTGAACTTGACATAAATTTCATTCTCCAATGAATACGGATGAGTTCACTGATGCGTTCTTCCACCCGCTTATTTGACCCATACTTACTTATAATCATCGGCCAGTCCCAGTTCTTTTCAGGATGTTTTTCAATGAATTCGAGTGTGAAATGCATGTTATATTTTGCAATAAAGTGTAGATCCCATTTCAGTTTGTGATGTTTACAAAAAACATCTAACGAACAACGTTCGCTTAGTGTCTTCCAACCCCACTGTTTTTCAGGAAACATTGCAACTACATCAAAATTTAAATTGCGATGATGGCTCAGACTTTCCCAATCCCACTGTTTTTCAGGAAACATTGCAACTACATCAAAATTTAAATGGCGGTGTTTGTTCAGACTTTCCCAGTCCCACTGTTTTTCAGGAAACAATGCAACTACATCAAAATTTAAATTGGGGTGGTTGCTTAGATATTTATAATCCCAGTTCTTTTCAGGGTATTTTTTAACGAAGTCGAAAGTGAATTTAGGTTGTTTACAAAAGTTCCAACAATTCTCAGGCTCATACTGTCTAACAAGTGGTTCACTTGGCTGTATAATTTGGAACGATTTAAGTTTCTGTTTGAGTGAATCACAGATTTCGTCTAAATATCTCTTATGAACAGATAGAGACTCCAAGTTTTCCAGTTTCTCAAGATGCAAATCTGAAAACTTTACGTCAATATATTCAATTGTAACATTTTTCAAGTTCTGATGTCCTGATAAGTCAAACGAACTAGAAAATCCAAGAGCATCCCAAACGTAGATGCTTCAGCGTCGGGATTTTCAGTATAGCGTCTAGAGCAGCATTTTTAGGAGGTTGCTCATCACATGCCCCTGAAAAAACAATGGACTCTTAAATCTGAAAACTTTATCTGGTCGCCAATATACTCAGGCAACAATGAGGGATGTCTAGGAAATCTAATCAAAACGTGAAACATTTATGAGATTGATCTCATAAAATTGACTTAAGGAACACCTGTAATTTAAAAATGGCGTCGTTAAATAATATTTGTTATCAACAAATCAAAGACAACTTTTACTTTGGAATATTTGGAGAGTTCCAATTAGTGGTCGACAAGTCGACAGGATGTTTTAATGCTACGAAATTGTGTAATTTCGGTGGAAAGAATTTCTTTCACTGGAAAAGATTAGCAAGAACAAACCAACTAATCTCATATTTTGAAACTAATTCCAATTCCAGGCCTCCACATGTGGAGGCCTGGAATTATGAAGTTACAGGCAACAATAGAATTGCCATAGATTCAAAAATCACAGGTCAATATGTCCAAAAAGAACTCATCCTGGACATTGCTTCTTGGATTTCTCCTGAGTTCTATTTCAAGTGCAACGAGATAGTTATGAACTACTTTGTCAGCGAATATAAGAACATGAGTAGTGAC